CGCTGATACCCATAAATCTTTAGGCACATACATAGTCACTGGGGCTGGTACAAGGCTGAAGCTTTCTGCAAAATCACCAGCGCGGATTTGCTTTTCAATGGTAGCCTTTAACGCGGTTAGGCGTTTGATATCGCGCTGAAGCTTGGCATAGCTGGTGCGGATATCTTCAGACCCTGAAGCTTTTAGGTTGTATGCAATCATGACATTCTCCTCTGTCAAAATATTGACACCTTCCGTTGCGGTTCGTGTCTAATACAAGTATTAGATATCTTATCTAATCATTAGTCAACCCACTAAATGCATTTAATTCGGTTGTATTAAAACTTTTTTTTACAACCATAGGTTAACGACGCCCCCTTTTGGGGTTACTGGGGCGGATCGGCAATCAGGTTTGACGCGCCGCCGACCCCCCACCCCCATATATGAGAATGCGAGTCATTCGCAGTCGTGTCGTGTCGTTGGGTTGATAAATTCATTCAGATATATTATCGTTCGAGACATGGAGAACAACACTGCCTTAGAGCTAGTACCTGACGACGTACTAAAAGAGATTTACCTTCTTGAAGAGCAAGCCAACCGTCTGGAGATGCGAGGTCGTGCCCAAGAAGAATTCATGGCCTACGTCCATCATGTTTATGACGGGTTCATAGAGGGGACCCATCATAGAATCATTGCGGAGAAGTTAGAGCGGATTGCCAACGGCGAGTTGAAAAGACTGATTGTCAACATGCCACCCCGACATTCTAAATCAGAATTTGCATCCTATCTCATGCCGTCCTGGTTCCTTGGTAGGAACCCCAAGCTGAAGATTATTCAGGCAACGATGAACACGGAACTAGCTGTTCGTTTCGGGCGTAAGGTTCGAGACTTGATTGCTGACCCTGTATACAAGGAAGTATTTCCAGATACGGAGTTGAAGCAGGACAGTCAGGCGGCGGGCCGATGGGAAACAAACGCGGGCGGAGAATATTTTGCTGCTGGCGTAGGTGCGGCGATGACGGGCCGAGGTGCGGATTTATTGATTATTGATGACCCGCACTCGGAACAGGATGCTTTGTCCTCGACTGCTTATGACAATGCGTATGAGTGGTACACTTCGGGTCCTAGACAGAGGCTCCAGCCTGGTGGTTCTATTATTATTGTTCAGACTCGGTGGTCTAAGAAGGATATTACTGGCAGGTTACTGTCTGCGATGGGCAAGGATGTAATGTCTGACCAGTGGGAGGTAGTCGAGTTTCCTGCGATTATGCCATCGGGGGAACCATTATGGCCTGAATTTTGGGAAAAGGACGAGCTACTAAAGGTCAAAGCATCTCTGTCCGTGGGCAAATGGAATGCGCAGTGGCAACAAAATCCTACTTCCGAAGAGACTGCGATGGTCAAGCGGGAGTGGTGGCGCGTATGGGAAGAGGATGATGTTCCTGACTTAGACTATATAATACAGTCGTATGATACGGCGTATAGTAAAAGGGAGACGGCTGACTACTCTGCCATTACAACGTGGGGTGTATTTCGTCCGTTTCAGAACAACGAAGAGCATTTGATATTGCTGGATGCTAAGAAGGGTCGTTGGAATTTCCCGGAGCTTAAAACCATAGCGCGAGAAGAGTTTGAGTATTGGGACCCAGAGTTGATGTTGATTGAGGCGAAGGCTTCTGGTCAGCCATTGGCGGACGAAATGAGGTTACTGAACCTCCCTGTTGCTACCTTTAGCCCTGGTCGTCGGAAGGGTGGGGGCGGATTAGACAAGACTGCCCGTATGCATATAGTATCTCCTATTTTTGAATCGGGAAAAGTGTGGTATCCTGAAGGCGAAAAATTTGCCGATGAGGTTATCGAGGAGGTCGCATCATTTCCTAATGGCGACCATGATGACTTTTGTGATAGTATGACAATGGCATTGATGCGTTTTCGCCAGGGTGGCTTTATCAAGCTTGACGGCGAAGAGTTTGAAGACGATTACATTCCAAGGAAGCGAGAGTATTACTAATGTCTAGCGATCCATTTAAGTACGACCTTGGTGGTCATCTACTAAACGAATACACCAAGGGAATTTACACAAAGCCAAAGCCACCCACAGTGAAGATTGGCAGCGGCACCAAAAAAGGTACAAAAAAAGGTACTAAGGGAAGCAAATAATGGCACTACCTCCAACAGCAGTAGAAATGGCTATGGGTCCCGGCGGTCCGGGAATGACGGCTGAAGAACAAATGACCGAGGTCCAACTTCCACTAATAGATGACCTTCCAGAGGGTATCATGCTTGCTGGTGATGAGGAGATGGTTGAGGTTGAGGCGGAAGTTTACGACCACGACGCGAACTTGGCTGAAGTATTAGACGACTCGATACTTGGAGCTTTGTCCTCGGACCTTGGTTCTAGCGTCGATGACGACAGGTCTTCTCGTGAGGATTGGGAAGAGGCTATTGCGAAGGGTTTGACGTTACTTGGTATTAATTACGAGGAGCGCAATGAGCCGTTTATGGGTGCTTCTGGTGTAACGCATCCGTTATTGTCTGAGGCTGTGACCCAGTTCCAAGCACAGGCGTACAAGGAAATGCTGCCACCGGGTGGTCCTGTCAAGACTCAGATTATTGGTCAGCAGTCTAAGGAAGTTGAAGACCAGGCCCAGCGGGTCAAGGACTTTATGAATTATCAGGTTACAGAGGTAATGGAAGAGTATGATCTGGACACAGACCAGATGCTTTTCTATTTGCCAATTACAGGTTCGACGTTCAAGAAGGTATACTTCGACCCGATGAGGCAGAGGGCTGTATCGAAGTTTGTACCTGCGGAGGATTTGATTGTACCGTACAGCGCGACTGATTTACAGACGGCTGACCGCTACACTCATGTTGTTCGTATGAGCGAGAACGATATCCGAAAGCTACAGGTGGGAGGTATTTATCGTGACGTACAACTCAGCGCTTCTGAGGATGAAGAGGCAGATTCAACAATACGGAGTAAAGCTGATGATATTCAGGGTCTCCGTCCGGGTTACTCTGATGAGATGTATACAATCCATGAGGTCCATGTTGATTTGGACCTTGAGGGATTTGAGGATATGGATGCGGATGATGAACCAACAGGTATCAAGCTTCCGTACATCATCACAATGGACGAGGGTTCAGGCAAGATTTTGTCAGTTGTTAGGAACTGGCGTGAGTCGGATCCGCTCCGTCGTAAGCGTCAGTACTTTGTTCATTACAAGTTTCTTCCTGGTTTTGGCTTCTATGGTTTTGGCTTACTTCATATGATAGGGGGTTTGTCCCGTGCAGCAACTTCGATATTACGTCAGCTTATTGATGCTGGAACTTTGTCCAATTTACCGGGCGGTTTCAAGGCTCGTGGTGTTCGTATCCGCAATGACGATGAGCCTGTTAATCCTGGTGAGTTCCGCGACCTTGATGCTCCTGGTGGGGATATTCGTAACGCCATTATTCCTTTGCCTTACAAAGAACCGTCTGGAACGCTTGCCCAACTTTTGGGAGTTGTTGTCGACTCTGGTAGAAGATTTGCACAAGTGGCAGACACAAAGGTCGCTGATGTCAATTCAAATGCTCCAGTCGGCACAACAGTGGCTCTCATTGAGCAAGGTTCGAAAGTAATAAGCAGCATCCATAAGCGGTTGCATTATGCTCAGAAGAGCGAGTTTAGATTACTAGCAGAAATATTTTCCAACAATCCTGTACCTTACCCGTACATGATTGGCCCGAATGTCCCGCCAGAGCTTATGGCGCAGGACTTCGACGGGCGGGTAGACGTTCTCCCAGTATCCGACCCGTCGATCTTTTCGATGGCGCAGCGTTTGTCGCTGGCTCAGACGCAGCTTCAGTTGGCGCAGGCTGCTCCGCAGATGCACAATATGTATGAGGCGTATCGCCGTATGTATGATGCTCTGGACATTAAGAACATTGATAATATTTTGCCACCCCCACAGCCGCCAGCACCTATGGACCCCGGTACGGAGAACGCGAAGGTGTTGATGGGCCAGCCGTTACAGGCGTTTCCGCCGCAGGATCACATGGCTCACATTCGTGTTCACGCTGCTATGTTACAGCAGCCAGCTACGGCTTCTAACCCACAGGCATTTATGATGTTACAGGCGCATGTTCAGGAACATGTGGCTATGCATGCTCGTGACTTGGTGCAGGAGATGTTTAACGGCGTGATTCAGGAAGCACAGATGCAGGGTGAGATGATTCCTCAGATTGACCCGGCGGCATTAGAAGCTGCGGTTGCCCAGCAGATTGCTGACACTACAGAGCAGTTGGCTCCGCTTCTGGTACCACCACAGCAGCCTGACCCACTTGTTGCTATTCGCCAGCAGGAGTTGCAAAACGATACGCAAGAGATTCAGCGCAAGGCGATGAACGATGCGATGGACTTTCAGATTGATCAGGCCAAGTTGATGCAGTCTTATGAGTTGGCGCAACAGCGTCAGAACATGCAAGAGCAGATTGCTGAAGACCGTAACTTGGTGAACGTGTATCGTATTGATACACAGGCTGACCTGAAGCGTGGTCAGTGATGTCTGTTGAACTTCAGTACTGGCTTGTCTTAATGGTGACGTTAAATACAACGGTGAACGTAATACTGTTCTACGGAAGAATGAGGAGAAAGTGACATGTTTCAGGCTCTTATTGGTCCCATTGCATCGCTGGCAGGTTCATTTGTTGAGGGCCAGGTATCCAAGCAAAAGGCGAAAGCTACTCTTGCACAGACTGAAGCAGAGGCTAAAGCAGAGATAATGAAGACAGCAGCCACCCACGATAGTAAGTGGGAGTTGATTATGGCAGAGTCTACAAAATCCTCAATCAAAGATGAAATTGTAACGGTGGTTGTACTTATCCCCGTGATTTTAGTTTTCATTCCCGGCATGGAAGAGGTTGTGAAGAATGGCTTTGACCGTTTAAACGAACTGCCGGACTGGTATCAATATCTGGTTTTCCTTGTGTGCTCGGCGGCACTAGGCATTAAGGGAATGGACAAGTTTAGAAAGAAGTAAAATGGGAAAAGAAAATGGCAGAACTAACGATGGAAAGATTTCTCAAGTGGAAGATACTACCCCGCTTGATGATGATTATGATGTCAATATCCGCTTGGCGGGTAGTGGAGTGGTTTATGACACTACAGGGTCCAACAGCGGAACAGGCGGCACTGGTGAGTGTAGTCACGGGGGCCATGACAGGTGCATTTGCGGTTTGGCTTAACCACGAGAAAAGTTAAATGCCAAAGCTAAGTGATAACACAGAGGTGGCGCTGCCGCTTCGCAATATTATTAGTATGGTCGCGGCGGCTAGTCTAGCAACGTGGGCTTACTTTGGTTTGATAGAGAGGCTGAACACACTAGAGACAAACCAGACTATGATGCAGTCTGACTTGGAACAAAACACTGAGTTTCGTATTAAATGGCCTAGAGGCGAGATGGGTAGCTTGCCAGCAGATAGCGAACAATTCATGTTGATAGAGCATTTAGCGACTGAGTTAGAGAAGTTGCAGAACGAAATAGAAGGTGGCAAAGCCCCTTATGATCAGCAGCAAAAGTTAACATTAGAATTTTACGAGAAGCGTATAACCAACCTAGAAGAAAATTTAGAGAAGTTACGAAACGGTGATCACTAAAACAATGACATTGTTGCTGTATTTAAGCGGTGGTATTATAGAGCACACCGGGCCTATGAGCATGCCTGACTGTTTAAAGATGAAGCGTCAGATAGAGCGCAATGGGTGGAAGGATAGAGAAAAAACTCGTTATTCTTGTGAGAAGCGCGAGGTTGAAGTGGGTGTCGGCATCGACGGCAAAGAGTATATTGTAAGACTGGTTGACTAACTAAAAATAGTGTAGGATAGGGACATGGCACGGATACAACAATTCGCTGACGACCTCGGCATTACATATAAAGAAGCGAAGAGGCTTATTCAAATGGGTAGAAATACATCTGATTCTGGTAGTAACGCACTCAACGCTGCTCGTGAGCGTATTAAGAAGCGCGAAGACAA